AAAAAAAAAAAAAAAAAAAAAAAAATTTAAAAAATTTAACTGCAAAAAACAGAAATTTATTTCATTATATCTGTTGGTGGTGCGTATATCATTATGTGCTAGTTCGATTTTTCAAATCTGCATTTAACTGTGACATTCTTTCATAATAGTAAGGTTGTTTCAATGCCACTTTCCTCTCCTCTGAGTTCGTAAGGGGATTTCGTTCCAAGAGAGGCTCCGCATCGCGGTGTGATTGGTATATTCGACATAGAAATCTTGAATAGGGTGTCATGCTAGGTTATTTGTAGATAGGTTTAGTCGTAAATACTAGATGACAACATGTAATTTAGATATATGAACCAACCCGGTGAACACCGAAGTCTCGGATGCCACCGTTAACAACGAGCATTTTCCCCACTTTAAATTTACTATAATCATTGATGTTTAACAGTAATAATAAAAGTGCAATTGACGAGTCAAAAGGGAGGGTTCCGCGTCACCCCTCCAACCAGCTTTTCAGTTTCGATTTACCTAGAGATTTTTCAGGTGAATTCAAAATTCCTTTCGACTGGAATAATGAATCTAACAGAATAGCTATTTTCCATTTAGAGGACTTTCAAGAGTTTGTCTTAGACAAAACCGCAGAGATTCTTCGCGTTCCATTAAACATGTGTGATGCTGATTATACATACTTGTTGTTTTCTGAGACTAACGTCTTTAGCGGCATTCAGTTTAGGAATATACAGTTCAGGAACGATGGAATGATTAATTGCGTTAGTTTAGTGCGATTTGGGGCAACCCAATTCTCATATTCTTTGCGCAGTGTTTCGAAATCATTAGTATCCGTATTAGTGATTTTACAAGATACTCCCAAGTATTCCAAACTTAAGTGGTCTAAAAAAGGTATTAGAACGATTCCTTTTGCTAGTGATAGATTAAAGTACTTTGATTTTTTTCAACATCATATTCCACGCCCCAAATTTTCTGAAACAGATAGTAAGTCAGTAAGTGCAGACGAAGATATTACTGTACCTGTCTTTTCTGAAGATGAGCAAGGATTACCTGAGATATCTAAGAAAGTGACCTATCAAATGGGTGCCACTTTCCTCCAGAGAAGTATTAAGAACCTCATTAGTGGCCCAGTTACTGAAGTTATAGATGAGGCTGTAGAGAACTCTCTGGAAAAAGTTGGTAAAGTTGCTGACGATTTTGTCGATGTTGCTTTATTGACTGCAGCAGGATATGGTCTTGGTGAATTCTTATTCGGTAAGTACTCTGGTGATGAAGCTTTCGTAGCTAGAGGAGTGACCAAGTTAGGAGCAGCCGGTATCGTTTTTGCTGTTAAAACCGTTTGGAAAAACCAGGACGGTTTAGGTTCGCTACCTATTGAATTTACCCCGGAACCCTACTTCTGGGAAACTTTCAAAGGTCTCTTCGAGGGTTATGATATTTCTAAAATCAAGAAGAGATTAGATTTACTCACCTCTCTTGACAGAGCATCTACTACTTTATTAAAGGTGATGATGTGGGTTTTTGACAACTTAAATAGGG